AGAACCTGATACTTCGTAGTAATCTTTCATAATAATTGGTTTATTAGAAAAAGATTTAAAACTTGGTTGGTTAGCTTCGTGTTTATCAGCAGCTGTTAATGGATTAGCTGTATCAACAGCACTGTAAGAAACACCTTTTGCGTATTCAGAACCAACAACTAATAAAGTTGATCCACCAACAGTTGTAGCGTGACCAGCTAAAGTACCTTTGTCATAAGGTTCTACCATAATAGTAGCTGTATCAACATCAGTTGCTAAACACATTGTAGTGATACCAGCACTTGATATAAGTACTAAATCATTAACTCTAACACCGTGATCAGCTAAAGTAAACCCAGTAGTGTTACCGTCTATATCAGCTGTAACTTCAAAAGTACCCGCACTTTCTGTACCACCCGTAGTTGCTACTGTACCTTTTACTGAAATATGTAATCTTGACTGTTCAGACCAAACAACCTGATCGGATGTCATAGCCTCTTCAGCTCCTACTTGTGAAAGAAATCCTGAAATAGTTCTTTTACCGAACACTTCAGCTTCTTTTTCCATAAGATCTGGTAAATATTGTTGAGCCCACGTTACATCCGTAGAACCCGTAAAATCTAAGTAATTTGTAGATAGTGTTTGTTTTTGAGTAGTTGGAACACTATTTAAATTACTTCCTCCTGTAATTGCCATTTTGTAATTGTTTTAAATTGTTATTTATTTTTGTTTTTAATTTTAAACTTAAAATCAGAAGAAGGTTCGCCTAACACTCTTACTTTTATACCACCCGCCTCAATTTCACCATGAGATTGTCTTGGTTTCATATCAACGTTTTTAGCCTTAGCAACACTATTTTTTATAGCATCGGCTTTTCCTTGTTCGTAAAAGTGCTTTGCAACAGCATCAGGATTCATAGCTGTATATAATGACTTGTGATAACCGCTAGCGTCTACTAATTCATTTTTGTCATTCAAAAACTTTTTGATGAAATTATTAATATCGCTTTGATTTTTCTTTACATTGTCAATATCTTTAACATTGAATCTAAACTTCTTGTTTCCAACATCGTAATTAAAACCCTTAAACTTATCATTAAAAACATTATCAGTTCTCTTTAAAAAAGTTTTAGTTAATTGCTCTGTTTTTTTACTGTTTTCTTCTTGATCTTTGTTATACCTATTAAAGAAATCTATAGCTTTTTTTTGTTCTTGAGTCAGCTTTGACCCAGCTTTAATTTCTTCATAGTATTTGGACTTTTGCCCGTCCAAGTGGGCTTTAGCGCTGGCAACTTGCTCTTTAAGCGCTAATTTTTTTCTTCGTATATCTCTATCTTCATCTTCTTCTTCATCATAAGAGAACGAATCTTCCATAAGGAAGTTAATTTCTTCATTGTTTAAATGAGGCTTTGTTTGTTTATAGTACTCGTATAGTAGTTGTTTGTCATCTAACTCACTATAATCTTGATTTAGCCTAGCATAGTCATTTAAATCACCACCAGTTTCCTCCATAAAGTCTATTAACTTTTGAATATTTTCTGGTAATGCTTTTCCAGTAGCCTCAGCTTCAGCAATAGCTTCTTCAACTTTTTCTTCTACCTCAGCAACTTCTTCTTCAGTAGATTCTTCAGTTATTTCTTCTAAGGCTGGAGTTTCTTGTGTTTCTGCTTCCGGTTGTACTTCTTCTTGTTTTTCTGTGGGCTCGGTATTTTCAGACTCTGCAACCACTCCGCTGTCGTCAGCGTTATCTTCTTTAGTTTCATTTTCTTCTACTGGTTTTGGTGGTTTACTTAAATCTATCTTAATAACGCTATCATCACCAGCGCTTTCAAATTTTGTTTCATCAACTTGTTCAGTTGTTTGTTGTGTAGTTTCTTCAACTACATTTTCATCTTTTTCTTCCATAATATAATATAATAATAATTAATAAATTTATCTAGGGTCAAATACACCTAAATCAAAACCACCACCTAATATATCATTACCTGCTGACTCGAAATTTTTAGGTGGTTTACCTGTTTGTCTTTGATCAATCAACTCGCTTTGCTGTGTTGCTTGAATCTTTGTTCTTTCATCTTTTCTATCTTCTTTCTCTTTTTCTTTACTTTTTTGCCCGCTTACCTCTAATCCTTTTAATTGCATGTTCATTTCAAACTCTAACTGCATTAATTCTTTTTTATGCTGAACTTCTTGCATCATTTTTTGAGACTCTAATTGAGCTTTAGCTTGTTCTAATTCTAATTGATTACCAACCATAGCTTGATTTTTCTGCATCTCCGCTTGAGCTGCAACCTGTTGGGCTTGAGCATTTGCATCGGCTTGAGCTTTAATATTTTCTTGTTGGATTTTTTGATCTCTTTCTATCTTTTTCTTTCTACGTAATTTTAACATTTGGTTTGCTAGTTTTACGTTTTTAATTTCTCTAAGATCTATAGCATCTTCTAACTCTATATTTTGCTGTTGAAGTGCCATTTGAATATTATTTTCTAGCATTTGCTTTTCTTCTTCATCAGGTGCTAGTTCTAAAAATATACCAAAATCATAAAGATGTAACTCTGACATCTCATGTAAAGTAGCAACATTATGCACTCCTATAGCTTGTATAAATGCATCAGCAGTTGGTGAATACTCTATAATATCAGATATTCTAAGAGATAAACATTCAGCAACTTCAGACGTTAAAAATAATCCAGCTTGTAATATATGTCTTGTAGCTGTGTTACTGTTTGCAGCTGCTAGTTTTTGTATTCCAACTAAAGTGTTTTTATCTGGTAACGTTCCATCTCTAGCCTCGTTTAACCCGGTTACATCTCTTATCATTTGAAGATAATAATTGTAATTAGCTATAAGGGCTTGCATTTTATTTCCGCCACTACCACTTGTTATTTCTTGAATAGGTACTTTACCTGGATTCATGTCTCCATCTTGAGTAAATGATCTACCTATAACAGAACCTGTTTGAAAGAACATGTTCAAAGCTTCTTGTGGGTTGTAATTAGTTCCGTTACCTAAATCTATTTCAGCTAAACCGTCGGCATCAAGATAAACACCATCTGGTACCATTCTAGACATTACCTGTTGTAGCTTTAAGTGTGTTAACTGTATCATATCAGCAAAACCTGTAATACGCTTTACTAATGAATCTATTTTACCATTATACATTCTAGGTGCTACAATAGCGTAATTCATTTTAACCTTAGTAAAATCACTTTTAGGTCTCATCATATTACTTGCCATTTCCCACTTAAGTAGTTTGTCTGTACCTAAAATCATAGCGCCTTCATACAAACACTCTATAGATCTTAAAAGCCTAGAATAACCACCCTCCATGTTTTGTGGTGGATCAAAAGTATCTTCTTTAGGTATTATTTTTTCTGCTCCAGTTCCAGTTTCTTTAACCTTATAAACTTCATTCATATAAGTTTTATAATTAAAATATAAAACTTGAATTTTATTATTATCCTCTTTGTCTACAGAGTATCTACTACTATTGTTATTTCTATTATATGATTTGTTTTTCATTATATCTTCCAAGTCACCCTCTGTAAGATGTGGAAATTGTTTAGCTAATTCATTTACAGGTATAGATTTTACTTCACCAACATAGTATATGTCATCAAAATAAGGAGAGTCTGTATAAGAATAAACTAAATTAGCTGGGTCTACATATTCTATAGTAGCACCTTCAGACGTGTTAAAATTAGTTTTAACAGCTCCAATACCTACTACTGTTAAATCGTAATAAAATTGTTTTTTTATTAATTCGTATTTACTACCTTCCATCAATACGTTTATGGCTTGTTCTTCAGCTAGCTCTACAGCTTGCTTGTAATTAAGCTGCATATGTAGTTGTAGTTCTTCTTCTGAATCAGGTAATGTTTCTTTATTGTTTTCATAAAGATTCATATTAAACTCGTTCATTGCCATATCATTAAAAACCTTGGATTCCATATCACGCATCATAGACTCCATATACTCTGTTCTTTTACTTACACCATAAGAATCTTGAGAGTACGCTTTTACGTCATACGTTCTTTCAGCAATACCGTTAACAACTATATCTACAAATTTTGAAATAATTGGAACTGGTTTCCAATCTAAATTTAAATAGGACAAATCACCATTAATCGATAATTCATCCTTGTATTTTTGAATAGACTGCTCACCTCTAGCGTACAATCTTAAATTATGAAAATTATTTGAGTTGTTTCTATATCTATTGCGGTTTCTATCGTTATTAAACCACTCCGTTTCTATAGCTTTTGCTATCTTTAAACCATAGTCATAGCTAAGCTTTTCAGCGTCACTAACTGTTTGACTCGGGAAATAACTTTTCATGCCAGACTCTGCCATACTTATTATTTAATTATTTTAGACATGTTTCCTCTGTTTTGATATTTAGAAACATGTATGTTTAATTTAGGTTTTTCTATTTTCGCGTTTGGTGCATACAAATGTCTGTTATTTGCCATTATTGCTAAACCAGAACTTATTGATGCATCAAACTTTGTTCTTTTGTTTATATCAAATCTACTCCAATCATTAAGTAGAGAGTTAAAATATAAATCTCCAAATGTTCCGTCTCGCTTCATACCTACATGATCTTGAATATACATCTCAATTGCAGCAGCATGAGCTTGTTTTATATCTTCGCTAGAGTTTGGTATACCTCCAACTTCTTTTTCTGCAACAGACAATTTATTCCATGTTTTGTCTGGCCTATTCATACTAAACCCTCTATATCCTCTTCTTCTTAAATAATACAACAACCTAGGTTTATTATTTTCTGCTAATATTGGCATACCATAAAATACTAATGCCATTAAAACATCTTCAAAAAAGATTTCAGCCGTAGGTGGTCTTGATAAGTATTCTAAAAAGAAGCTATTTGCAGGAGCGTCCTCCATACTAAACCTGGTTAAGCC